GGCGCTGAGTACCGCCCACCTCAAGGCTGGCAGGGGCTTGGTGCGAAAGGCGGGACTCGAACCCGCACGGGGGTTACCCGTCAGAACCTAAATCTGGTGCGTCTACCAATTCCGCCACTTTCGCTGGTTCTGGGCATTGTATCCGCCCGGGGTTCCTGCAACAAAAAACGCCCGACATAGCCGGGCGTTCAGGTGTGGTGGGCTGTGAAGGATTCGAACCTTCGACCTATTGATTAAGAGTTAGAGGAATTCTGCTGCCTTTTCAGGTGCTTGACCCCCACATTATTCGGGTGGTGTGTCCGTGGAACCTGCGCCATTGCTGGGCAGGTTCACGATTTTTCGGGAGGCTTATGCCCATGCGGTGGCCGCAGCGTTGAAGCCTACCCAGCGGCCTTCCGCGCCTATGCCCCGGGCTACCATCTCGCCACGCGCCAAGGCGTTGAGGTCCAGCTCGCCCCGGGCGGCGGCCAACAGTAAGGCGGCCGGCAGGGTCTGCACGCTCAGGGCTTCGTCGTGGGAAATTCCGGCAATCTGGGCGGCGGTGTGGGCGGTCAGGATGGTCATGGCGGGCTCCGGGTTGATGGGTCCAGTACCGCTCTGGTGCGCGGACTTAGCAAGCACTTTCGATGTCGCGCCGCGACAGCCCTGCCCTACAGCAGTTGCGCCTGGCTGTCGTCCCAGTTCTTGATGATGAGCTCGCCGGCAGCCTGGTCGCGGCCGACCTTGCCCACGGTATAGTGGATCTGCAGTGGGTACATGGCCATGCCGTCGAAGACACGGCGGATATCCGGGTGGTCGTTGATGGACAGGATCACCTTGCCCTGCGCCGATCGCATCAGGCTGGCCATGCGCTCGTATTCGCTGAAGGGGAAGTCGACGCCGTAGCCTTCGGTCTCCCAGTACGGCGGATCCAGGTAGTGCAGCGTGGCCGGGCGATCGTACCGCTGCAGGACCTCGTGCCATGGGCCGTGCTCGATGATGACGTTGGTCAGGCGCAGGTGGACCATGCTCAGCTCTTCCTCGATGCGCAGCAGGTTGAGCTTGGGACCGTTGCCGCTGGACACGTAGCCGAAGTTCTGGCCGTGGACCTTGCCGCCGAAGGCCAGCTTCTGCAGGTAGTAGAACCGGGCAGCTCGCTGGATGTCGGTCAGGGTCTCCGGCCGCTCCATCTGGGCCCACTCGAACATCTCGCGGGAGACCAGGCTCCAACGGAACATGCGCACGAACTCATCGAGATGGTGCCGCACGCACCGATACAGGCGCACCAGTTCGCCATTGATGTCGTTGAGCACTTCCACCTTGGCCGGATATGGCCGCAGCAGCAGCGCGGCCGCTCCGCCGGCGAAGGCCTCGACGTAGCACTCGTGCGTGGGGAAATGCGGGTACAGGTGTTTGAGCAGGCGGCGCTTGCCGCCTGGCCACGGGATGATGGGGTTTGGCATTGCGTGTCCTTTGTTATGCTCGCCCCGCCCCTGCAGGGGTGACGGAGCCATGGCTGGGACACGTGTTCACGCACGTGGATACTGGCGATCGGCGGCGTGTTGACGCACGTCGCCGGTCGCTCCGTCTTTACTTCAGCCCGGGATCTCGGGCGGGTCATTGCCGTAGGTGCGTTCGTCCTGGATCTGGCCGTCCTTGCCCTTGATCAGCAGCTGGCAGTTGACGCCGGCGGCGCGGGAGACGTGGCAGCGGGTGACTGCCATGGCGATCGCGTCGTCTTTCTTGTCGCACCAGTCCACCACCACGCTGTCGCGGGTGATGTTCCAGCGGCCGTCGCCGGCGGGGAGTACTTCGAAGCGGACGCGCTTGACTTGCATGGTGTTTCCTTTGTAGGAGGCTGGCTCTTGCTCCATGGTTTCAGCTGACGAACCCGTGCGCAGTGGTTCCGCCTCCGCCACCACCGCCAGGTGTAGGCACTCTGGGCGCAGTGAGGATGGCGCCGTCGTATTTCACGTTGTCGCCGTCGAGGTCAGTTCTTGAAACGCCCGCGAAAGCGAACGATTCCTTGGGCGCTAGCGGTTGGTCGGCCATCTCTTACTCCCAGAACATCGCCATGACGCGTGTAGACAGCGCGGGCAGCCCGACTTGCCCAATGCCTTGCACGCCGCTTGATATGAAGGTGTGCGATGTCGCATTGATCGGCGCGGCGGTGAAAGTGGTGTTATTGCCCAATTCGCCACTAAGCACAGTAAGCAAAAACATGTTCGGGACGACTTCCGGAAGCACCATGTAGTGCCTGAAAACCTGCGCCGCACCGCCCACCAACGATGAGGTCAGTCCGCCGTGAATTAGGCAATAGGACCCAACTTCCATAGCGTAATTACCGCCCGCTGCGTATCTAGCCATGACCACGCCGGGGTTGCTGTTGGACGTGTATATGACAGCCGCATCTCCGGTGGGGGACTCGCTGCTGTCTACGCTGCGAGCAATGGCAAAGAACCCAACCGCCCCAACGCCAGCGCCGCCCAGCTTCCACATAAAACCCAAGAATCCGTCCACCGCGCATACGCGAGTGGTGTAATTTGTAACCGCGCTGGTAGGAGCGCCGTTGGCGAAATTCGTCGCAACGATGCCAAGACCAGAAATAGTGCCGCTGCCATTGGTTGCCGTCCCTACGGTGAGCTGCATTCGCACCGCAGTGGCGCTAAAACTTGTGCCGAAATCGATCCGGAAAAAAATGGGCGCCGTGCCCTGCATTGAGTCATCAAACCGGAAGATCGCATAGCCGCCGTTCGTGTTCGTGCCTGGCCTGGTAGCGGTGCCCGTGTTGATCTGGCCGGTGTCGGCGGTCTGCACAATTCCAACAGCGGTTATTTGGGCAATGACCTCTGCTACCCAGGTTCGGAAATCCGCATCACTGGTGTGCGAGATGACTGTGGTCGTTACGCTCGTGGTCATGTCTTGGTTACTTCCAGGGTCAGGGTGGCACGCTGAATTGCCGAACAGGAAACAATGCCGAATCGCACGACGGTGCCGGCCGTCAATGCGACGGTCCAACCCGTGAGGGTGGTGTCACGCGACTTGTCAGCCGAGACAATCTCAGGCGGGTTTGGCGCGATGTCGGTGGTGGGCGGGAAGCTGGCGTATGGATCTGCCAGCACCGAGAGTTCGATGCTGCCTGTTTGATTGGCAACCACGGTCGCTGCATCGATCGTGCAGTTGAAGGGCACCAGCACGTCGACGTAAACGCCCGCGGTCAACACCGCGCCGCCGCCATCGAAGGTCGCGCCCACGGCACCGGTGCCGAGCGAGCCGCTTCCACTGAAGACCATGCTCCAGGTGCCGGTCGCCTTTACGTAGATCGCGCCGGTCGACGTGCGCAGGTAGTAGTCGCCGTCATCACCCAGGCCGCCGGACGGCACGCCAGTGCCGTTGTGCCAGGTCGTGCCTGCGGCGAAGTAAGGCAGGTCATTCCAGGCGTCCGTTCCTGTACCCACCTTCATGCGCATGGGCAGGCCGGTGTCGATCTGGAAACCGACTTCACCGACCCAAAGCACCGGGTTGACCGACGTCCAGTTGGCGGCCGTGTCGCGCCGGCACGCGAACCGCTGCGGGAATACGATCGTGCTCATGCACCACCGCCGTCGAAGATGATCTCGGTCGGGGTCCACACCGGTGCGGTGATGGCGTCGACCACCAGGCCGCCTGGGGGCGTATAGGCGAAAGTGCGGGTGATGCGCTGCCAGGATTCGCCGGCGTCGGTGATGCTCCACAGCTCGAGAGTGACGTCGCCGGTGTAGTCCAGCACGAACGTCGCCGTGTCGCCGTCGATGTCCTCCCGCTCGATGATCAGGGTGTCGCTCGCGTCCAGCAGGCGCATGCCGTAGCGGGTCGTGAGCTCGGGCCCGATGCTGGCCGCTTCGCTCTCGACGAGCTGGTCCGCCTGCAGGAGCCGATCGCGGTGGGCCCACTCGACCACCGGCGTGCCGCTGACAGCCGTCGGTGCCTGGTCGCCATCGATCCGGAAAGCACCAGGCGGGTACGGGCGCATGGCGCGGCCGCCCATGACCACTGTGCTGGTCGGTGCCGATGCAATTGGCAGGTCTTGGGTGCTGGTATGGCTGATGAATTTCGCTTGCACGGTTTCGCCGTCGGCGTAGATACGACTGTCGGTCGCGCCCCACGCGTCATAGAACCAAATGCGCTCGCCGGCGGCGTGATCCTGGGGCACGGTGTCGCCGCAACCGCGGGCAAGCGTGAGCAGGAGATAGGCGGGCTCGATCGCATCCACGCGGCAGATCTCATCGCCCCACAATGCGGCCGTTCCGACCGTTACTCGGTCGAGGTCCTGGGCGTCGTCGAGGGTGAATTCGATTTCGGTCGCGTCCACGGTGGCGGCTTCCACCACCAGTCCTGTCGGACACCAATCCCCGACGCTGCTCTCGGCGAATTCCTCGCCCGTGGCGCGGGTGTAGAGGGTGTAGTTGGTTTCGTCGTCGGGCCTGGCCGCCGCCGCGATCAGGTAGCCGGTATCGACGCCGATGGCTTCCCTCTCAGCGATGGGCAAAGCGCCCGCCAGCTCGACGTATGGCGCTTCGAAGGCGATCTGATCGGGCACGGGGTCCGGGGTTTGATCCGGCTCGGTGTCGATGCCGGGTTCCGGCGTTACGTAGACCGTTTCAGGCATGCCGGTAACATCTTGGACAGCCACCATCGTCATGGCGCCGCTGCGCAGCGTGCCAGCGTTGAGCTCACCTACCATGCAGACCATGTCCCCAATACCACGGCGCGGAACCTGCAGGCGGAAGAATGTACCCGCCCGCCATCCGAACGGGCGCCGGGTTGTGGTCAGCCTGAATCGGTTTAACGGAGTGCTCTTGCTCTTGAGGTCGCGTGCTGCCGCCCGCAGCGCCAGATCCTCATAGGGAATCTCTGGATACTTTGCCGTCTCGCTTATCACGGCACCTGCGGATTGAATTGCACCCAGCGATTGGATCGGCGTGGTGGACCGCTGTTCCTTTTTCACGGGATCGAACCATTCGACCACCACTTCATTGACTGAATCGTTCGGGTTGCTGGGCTCTCGTTCGAACTCCAGTATGTCGGCGTCGCTCAGGATGGGCAGGTCGTCGAGCTCGTACTCTCCGCGGATCAGATCAAGCCGGTATTTGCCGTCGATGCGGCTCTGGGAAAGGCTGCCTCCAATGACGTTGAGGATGCGTTCCTGGAACTGCTCTGTCGTTTCGCGATGATGATCGTATGTGGTGATTAGGCCAAAGCCCTCATCGAACAGCTTGTTGGCTGCGATGGTGAAGCTGGCTTCGTTAATGTTTTCCCACGGCTCGCCCTGCATGTCCTGGCTGATCAGGCTGTCCATGATCATGTGCGCCGGGTTCATGCCCAGCGTCGAGAAGGTGCGGGTGTCGATCAAGGGTCCGGCGATGATCGCGCCTGGTCCGCCGGCAACGTCCGATAGGACCCAGACCACGCCATCCACGCTTTCCAGGGTGAAGGTTGAGAAGGTCCAGTAAAATTTACCGACAGCGAATTGCAATGTGCTAGTTTGCGGGCCGCCATACTCTTGAGTGCCGACTGGATTTTCCGCTTGGAGGGTCCAGCTGCTGTCCAGGCGCCCTTTCGTGATCACGCGATTGTTGTCGGTCACAGCAACCAAGATGTCGTTGCCGTGCGCCAGCCCTAAGAAGCGTTCTGCGCCGGTAATGGTGGGCAGGGATTCTGGGATTGGCGCCACCGAGGCGTCGGCGGTCGTGGCGAGGTACGGATACCAAACCGAGGAAATCAAATCACCGCCCGCGATGTAAAATTCGCTGAACGCCCACAGGATCACGGTGTTGCCAGTTAGGCTGCAGGCGGCGGCTTGGGTCCAGGGGCCGCCCGGCTCGCCAGCCGTGTAGTAAAAGTGCGAGTCGCTGGTGTCTGCGATGAGCATAAGGCTATTGCTGGCACCGATCGACTCGCTCCGCGGGAACGCCGGGAATGGATCGTTGACGATTTCCACGCCATCCACGGTGCGGTAAAGGCCGTAAAGGCCCCCACTGATGACGAGCTGTCCCTTGAACACCACGCATGCGCGTGATGTGCCGCCCAGACCGTCTGCACTTGTAGTCCAGGCGACGCCGTCGGTGCTGTACTCAAGCTGGCTACTCCCATACCGAATGAATCGGTCGGGCAAGCCAATGCCGCGCTGCCTGCCTGAAATGCCCGGCACAATTCCAGATTGCCAGGAGGCGCCACTCGGCGTGGACTGTCCTGACATGCTGGTTAGGGCCATTATCCGGTGGCCGGTGTCGGCGCCGGCGACGATGATCGCCGCCGTTTCCGGATACCAGCAGTCGTCATTGTCCCAGCCCTTCAGAATGCGTCGGAAATGGAAGGCCACGCTCTTCGGATATGGGTTGATGCCGAAACGGCCACCCTTGTAGAGGAAGCCGAACTTGCCTCGGTAGCCGCTCTGTTCAGGCCCTTGATTGGCGATGAGCCACGCATTGGGCATCTGGTCCGCTTCGCCGAACATGATGTCGGCGTCACCAACGACACCACCTTCGCTCTTCTCGCCACCCCACAAGTTAGGGGCGTTGATGCTGATCGTGCCGCTCTCTTCCAGTTTCCCGGACCATGCCGTGCGATCGCCAGCGCGGAACTCCAGGAACGCGTCGATCGGCCCACGGCAGATGCCGTAGTGCAGCAGGTACTTGTAGTGGTAGCCGACCGTCTGCTTTTTACTACTGCCCATGGCGGCGCTCCCCGTGGGCATGCTTCACGATGGCGATGGCGAACGCGTCGCCCGTGGCCAGCAGCGTTTCTTCAGGCAGGCCATCGCGCATGAACGTGCGCCAGTCCAGCTTGTGGCGTGCGAACCATGCACGAGCGCCCGTCACGCAGAAACCGCGCCTGGCGCTGAAGTAAGGAATCGATCGCAAGTGGGCACTGGTGATGATCACTTCTTGCCGCCCTTCGCCTTGATCGGGTCCGCGCCCATGGTCTTGAAGCCCAGCACCATTGCGTCTTCCACCCACACGTCGCCGTAAGCACGGATGATGGCCTTGCCGTCAGTGGCTTCCGGCACCGTGCTCTTACCCGGTTCCGGCGTGGGGGGCTTGGGCGCAAGCGCGTAGGCGATGATCGCGGCGACGATCATGATGGCGATGTAGACGAAGATGTTGATCACCGCCTTGTTGACCTGCACGCCGTCGATCACCTTGGCAGGCTCCGGGCCGCCCATGCCATGCATGCCGCCCACCATCAATGCGATGGCCAGCGTGGCGATCGCGATGCGTGCCGCGCCGTGGTGATGCACCAGGTAGTAGTCGCCCTTGTAGCGCGTGTACGCGCACAACCAGCGGATGCGTTGGGCAAGAGTCATTGAACCGGGTTTCCGTCGTGTGGTGTCTTGATGGGGATGTAGCGGCAGCCGGCGTAGTTGTCCTGGTTGCTGAAGTAGCCGCAGTCTTCCCAGTCGTGCTTGCAACCGGGGAACGCATCGAGAGACGTGGCCGGTTCCATCGCATCGGTGTCGTAATCGATGGTGATCACCGAACCCACGTGGGTCATGATGGTGCGGTAGTCAGGCTCGCCGTCCGGGCGTAGCCAACGCAGGAAGCCGCCGGCCAAACGGCCTGCAGGCAACGCGCCGAACGCGCTGGCCTCGATGCTCAGCCCGTCCTTGTCGTCGTACGCCGTCGTCACCTTGTGCAGCTCCGGATCCGCGTTGCACATGCCGATGCCTTGCGAATACACCGCGACCGGGCAGCCTCGCTGCCAGCGCAGGTTGTTGCCGCGGCTCTTGGTGACCGACCGGCTGGGTTCGCAGATGAGCTCGATGCGGGTGTCGCTGAACTTCGGGCCCATGACGCGGCCGGTCCACTCGACGGTGTAATCGGTCTCGCCGCGATGTTTGGCCAGACACGCCACCAGCACCGTGCCGGCGGTGGGATACGGCAGCCAGTTGTCTGCCACCGGCAGATCGATCGGCAGCGTGATGGTGATGCGATTCTTGGCGCGCTGGCTGCTGTCGCGGATCTCGCTGTAACTGACGCCACCCGGCGCCGGGAAGGTCTGGCCGTCGACCTCGAGCTCGCGATCGCCAACGGCATAACGCCAGACCAGACTGCCGCGGCGGATCACCACCACGCGCAACGGCTCGCCGGTGAACAGGCTGGTCTCGCGGCTGCTAAAAGTCATTGTTGATTCCCCGGAACATCAGCTCGCTTTGCACTACGTCGAAGCTCCACAGGCGCAAAGCGTTGATGTCCGTGTCCTGGCAGCACAGCGCCATGAAAGAAATGCAGGTCACGTCGTCGGCATCGAAGCCACCGGGCAGCGCGGAATCCAGCACCATGCGTTCGGTGTTGGCATCCACGCTGCTGACGGAGGTGATGCGGCGGTAGATGGGTGCGAAGCCGGCACGCTGGATGCGGATGTCGCGGCGGTTGCCACGCAGCTCCCAATCGGCCAGGCCGGACCAGACCACGTTGAGTGCAGTGGTGCTGTGCACGGAGAGCAGGCGCACGTCCTGCGCCAGCGTAGGCACCCACAGCGGCGACCAGCGGCCCGACAGCGCCCACAGGAAGGCGCGGTAGTCGCTGATGGCCGTACGGCCCACCAGCGTCATGCTGAAGCCGAAGACGGGCAGCACCATGCCGGCCTGGTCATAGACGCGCACCGGGCCGATCTCGTTGTCCACCAGCGCAACGTTGCGCTCGGGCGCATAGCTGGGATCGTTGCTCCACTCGATGGGCAGTTCGAACACGGGGTAGCTGCGGTACGTGGCGTCGCCCACGTCCGCCGTCCAGTCCAGCGGCTCATCGGCGCGGAAGGAAATCGAATAGGGCACGTCGTCACCGGTGAAGCGCGGCAGCACCGGCGTCTGCGCGAGGTGTGCGCCGACGGTGGGCACCAGAATGGAGCCGACCGGCCAGCTGTCGGTCACCGGATCCACCAGCGTGATGCTGTCGGCCGCGACGGTGTCGATCTCCAGCACCTGGTAGTCACGCGGGTTCGCGCCCAGCAACATCGCATTGCCGCCTTCAATGAAGCGACGACCCGAGGTGGCCACCGCAATGCTGGTGGCTCCACCAGTGATGGCCGCAGTCAGTTCAACCTTGTCGGTCACCACGGGCGCGTGCCACAGCCCTGCCCCGTTGTTGTTGAGCAGGGTTTCCATCCAGCGGCGGTTGTCCTGGCTTTCCAGTCCGTCAAACTGAAAATAGGTGCGCGGCGCCTGGCGCAGTTTGCGGTTCTGCGGCGGGCCGTAGGGCGGCGACATGGCGTCCGTCAGCCATTCCATGCGTTCGGAGACCGCGCCACCGGTGGCGAACGGCCAGGCGGTGGCGGCGTCAACTTCCACGCGTCAACGCCTCCCAGTTATTGCGCACGTGGGTGAGGATTACGTCTTCGCCGGCTGATCCGGACATGGCGTCGGAAACGGCGCGATCGCCAATGGCCACGATGGGCTGCTTGACGACGGTGCCGTTGCTGCCCGTTTTGAGCCGTGCCTGCAGCGCCGCTTCCTGCTCCTCGGTACGAATACGCTCGCCTTCCATCAGGATCGCCGGGACTTCACCCGGGCGCAGACCGGCAACGCCGCCATCGTGATAACGCGGTGCGGCACCGAACACCATGGGGTTGATGTTGTGGCGCGTCATGGTGAACTTGCCCGCGACGCCACCGTTGTGGGCCGCCCCTACGCTCATGGTCGCGGCAGTGGCTTTGCCCAATCCGGGATAGATCGCATCCAGCAGTTGCAGCACCAGGTAGGTGGCCAACGCTCGCGCGGCGATCTGCGCCATGGCCAAAGCAAAACCGCGCACGAAATCACGCAATGCTTCGCCCGCACTCTTGGAGCCTTCCACCAAATCCATGAACAAGTTGCTCACGGAATTGACAGCGGCATCCGCCACTTGCTGGCGGTACTTCTGCATAGAGGCTGTAATGTTGGCGATATTGGTATCCAACTCCTGGATACCTGCAAGCGCAGCAGCGTGCTGTGGTGAGCCCGGCGCCCATTCTTCGAGAGCTGCGTAGGCGGCTTGACGCAACTCATACATTTTCTGAAGCGCTGCCTCACGCGCAGCTTGCAACTGACGCTCACCCTCCAATTGGCCCAGCATGCCCACCTGCATCTGCGCTTCGAGGGAGGTTTCAGTGCCCTGCAGCGCACCGGTGATTTTGCCGGCCGCGTCACGAATCTGATCCAACTGGGCCTTCGAGACCAGGCGCTCGATCAGGTTCTCAACCATTTTGCGGCCAGTCTCATCGCTGGCGGCATCTAGGCGTTTGAACAGTTCCGCGTATTCGGTTTCAAGCTGTACGCGGGCCGCACGACCAGTTTCACCATCCAGCTCCAACAGCTTGACCTTGACGTTTGCGAGCTGCTCTTCCAGATCCTCCTCGGCTTTCTTCTGCTCACGCGCACCGGCAACACCAACCTCAGCCCGATCACGCTGCAGCTTGATGATGTCTTCTTCGATTTTGCGACGCGCACCGACTTCCTTGGTCACCGCAAGCTCAGCACGCGCTTGTTCGATGTCCGCATCGATGGCTTTTTCCTGCAGGTCTTGGCGAGTAGCGAAATACTCCGCTATCCCGATCTCTTGCGCCTCGTAAAGGCGATCCAATTCTTTCAGGGCGCGAGCAATCGAATCACGCAGCAATGCATTGGATGCCGCTACCGCTTTGCCAGTTTCAGCAACCGTGGCCGTCGCAGACGTCTGGGCAGATGCCAGAACTTCGTCGCTGGCCTGCATGGCCAGCTCGACCAGCTTCTTCGCCCATGCATCCGACTGCGCCTGCAGCTCCGCTACAAGGGCAGTCTGCTGCTTAACGTTATAGGACCCGACGCGACGCCCTGCCCCGCGGTCACCCGCAAGCGAGGCATCACTGGAGTCTTCACGCAAACGTGCCTGCTGCTCAATGAGCAAGGCTTTGGCGTTGGCCAACGTGGCCAGGGCTTCTTTCCGCTTCTCCTCGGCGAACTTGCGCGACTGCGCAGCTCCCGTGCCCGCCAAAAGGTTGTACTGCTCGATGTCGGTGTTGTGCTTCTTCTGCGCTTCCTGCGCCTGCGTGGTCTTTTGGTACAGGTAGTAGATGCCAGCCGCCAACGCCGCGATGGCAATGCCTATCGGCCCACCCAACAAGGCCAATGCACCGCGCAGGGTCACCGCCGATGCTGTGGTGGCCACAATGGCCGCACGCAACGCGATGAATCCATTGATGAGCGCCGGAATGGCGGCGGCGGCCATGCGCGTGATGAAAAACACGGCCAGCACTTCGAAATTGCGAAGAAGCAGCGCCAAGACACTAAGCAACGGATCCAGCAAGCGTGGCAAATCCTTGGCGAAACCCTGCAGTGCGGCCGCGAAACGCTTGCTTGAGCCGGTTGCCGCGTCCTGCTGCCCAATGTAATCAACGAAACTGTTGCGAATCTGCGTCAGTGCGTCCTTGATGGTGACGGGCACCGCTTGATACTCAGACTGCAACGCAGCCGCTTGATTCTCTAGTGCCTTGATGACTTCCGAAGAAGTGAGCTTTCCTTGCTTGGCGAGATCACGCAACGCTCCCAGCGGCTTGCCCATTCCCGCAGCAATTGCTTCGGCCAGGCGCGGCGTCTGTTCAATGACGCTATTCAATTCCTCGCCACGCAGTGTGCCGCTGGCTAAGCCTTGTCCCAGCTGTGTGATCGCCGCATCCCCGGCACCGGCCGTTGCATAGGACAGCTTGATGGCCTGATTGATCGCCTTCGTGACGGTCAGCAATCGCTCTTGGCTGATGTTCTGCGAGCGCGTGCTCCGCTCCATGCGCGTGTACAAGTCGACTGTGCTGTTAAGCCCGGTCCTTGTTTCCTGCGCCAACGCCAGCAGCGCCTGGTAATCACCTTTCGCAGCTTTCACTCGCCCGCGGATCTGGGTGGCTTCATCAGCTATCCCACCCAGCAACGAAACCCCGCGCAACGACAGGAAGACACCCACAAACGCCGCCAACTCGACACGCGCCCGCCTTATCCCACTGGTGAACGCATTCTGGTTGCCGCCGAGTGCAGCCGCGCTTTCGCGCTTGACCTTCGCCAGCTCGCCACGCAGCAGACCAAGCCCTTGCTTGATGTCTGCCAGATCGGCTGAGATGCGTACGCGAAGATTTGCTGCCGGCTGTGCCATATCAGTCGCTCAAGCCCTTGAGGTATTTCGAGAACGGGTTTTTGTCGTATTGCGCTGCACGCAGATTCATCACTTCATCTACCAATCGGCGCTTGCGCGCACGATCTGAGGCAACCGTGAACGCTCGCAACTGCGCGAGCGTGTAACCACGGATTTCAGTCAATGAATGGCCGCTTCCGATGAGGAGCTGGACGCTGTCTGCCCATCCCCACTGGATTGCTTTGCCCGGCCGGCCAGGAGCGGCGCGAGCTTCTGGGTAAAAAAATCGCGGTTCACCGCCACGATGGCCATCACCAAGGTGACGAATTCCGCAATGTCCCCAGCCTCAAGCCAATCACGAGGCTTGCCAGTTACCAGCGACGCCGCTTCGAACACCTTGTCGCCATGCTGATCAATCAAACCCATCAGCATGTCGACATCGGCACCCTCAGATAGCTTTTCGAAGTCAGCATCGAGCAACGCGTCAATTACTGGACGCGCCAATCGCACGAACTTCGGAAGCTGGCCGATGGTGAGCGGCTTGACCTCAAGCCGCTCACCCAGGTACGTGACCGTGTTGCCTTTCGGCTCCAGCACATCCAGATCGTCTTCGACCGACATCAGTTGACGATCTCGACCGTGAAGTACTTGCTGATGCCGCCGCCGGTCTTGGTGCCGTCCTGCAGCAGCTTGCCCGTCACTTCACCGGCACCGAACTCTTCGCCAATCGCCGAGAACTGGGCCAGCACACCGCCGGAGACCTTGTGCGCATGGATCCGCACGGCCTTGCCGCTGCGCGCTTCGTTCAAGCCGGTGAACAGGACCTCGTAGTTCTTCGCCGAATTGATCAAGGCTTCCACCTTGGTCTGCGCAGCGTAGGTATAGGTGACGTCAATGTTGGCCGCGCCCGACACGGGGTTGGTGATGGTCGACGTCGACGGGATGTAGATGCCGCCGTTGCGCAGTTCGTAGTCCGTACCCACCGTGTAAGCCGTGCCACCACCAGCCGGTTCCACCAGGGTGATGGCGGTCGGGATACGGGCGAACGGGGTGAAGCCGCCCTTGTAGGCAACCACCGCTTCTTCCGTGGCGGTGCCAGCAACGGCTGGGGTGGCCGTACCACGCAGGCCACGGGCGATGTTGTCCGGGCTGAAGTCGTGGAAGGTGTAGGCCATCTCGACGCCGGTCAGGCGGTTCACTTCGTTCTGCAGACCACCACCCGGCTCGGTGAAGTTCTGCAGCTCGATGCTGTTGGCCTGCGGGGAAAAGCTGAGCGCGGAGCAGTTGCCGGCTTCGATGAACGGAGCGGCGGCCTGATACTCGCGGAACTGAATCATTCCGCTGCCCAGGTAGCTGTAATCTTCTGCCATGTTTGCATTCCTCAGTTGAAAAGCCGCTTGGGCGGCGGGGTGAAACGGTTAGCGAATCGGGATGTGGCTGGTGTAGCGCAGCACCGCGCCCACCCAGCCCTGACCGGGCTCGGCGATGACGGGCTGCATGGACTGGTATTGCGGAAAGGTGATGCGATGCGGGTAGCGGAACTGCTGGTCGGCCATGGCGGCTTCCACGTCGTCCAGCACCAAGTCCAGGCGCGCCTGCGCATTGCCTTGCGCGGCCGGCACCTTGACGATCACGGCGACAGTGGTGAGGCGGTGCGTCTTGATGGCGGCTGGATCCGTGGCGTGGGTCTGCGCTTCCACCATCACGCCGACGCCTGCCAAGGCGTCAGCTGCGATCTGGCCAGGCTCACCCGTCACTGTGTTGCCGGCATCGGTGTGGTAGCCGCCGGCTACGGTGATGCGCGCCAGGCAGGCGATAACGGCGGTCTTGAGATCGGCGCGGCTAGACACGGGTCACCACCCATCGGCTGATGGATTCATCGCTGCGCACTTCCGCATCCAGCGTGAAGGACTCACCGTCCACCACCACGGTGCCGCCACGTGACGGCGTGACCTGGGCGCGCTGGAAGGTGACCAGCGTGTACAGCGTCCCCACCGGTGCCGCGTCGTCGCCGTAGTCGCGCACGTTGCGATCCACCAGCACGTCGCAAGCAGTGGTGCTTAGGCTGTCCGCCGAGGTGTACATGGCAGCATCGGCCATGCCGGCATCGAGGAAGCTGGCGAAAGCGCCCGCATCGAAGTCGCGCAGGAAGTCTTTCTGGCTCATGACTTCCCCCGGAACTTGGAAGTCTGCACGGCCTTCTCCAGCTCGCGCTGGAAATGGAACGGCATCAGCTTGTCCCAGGTGCGCTGGGCATACGCGAAGATGTTGTAGCGCGGCGTGTAGCTGGTGCGGTTGACGAAGATCAGCAGCGACCGCACGCCACTGCCGAAGCCGGTGCGCAGGCGCTCGTAGATGCCGGGCAGCATGCGGCCACGGGGCTTCTGGATGGCGAAGAACTCGCCGCCACGTTCACCTTTCTTGGCGGCACGCTTGCGTCGACGGTCGCGGCTGGTGTCGGTTTCGTTCTGCAGCGCGTCGTTGCGTGCACCCAGCTGCGACAGGATTTTGTTGATCTGGCCCTTCTGGATATTGCCGTTGGCATCCAGTTGCGCGCCTTTGCCTGGCACGGCGAACATGCCGGCCGGCATGACACCCTTTGCCTGCAGCAGCACCTCGAGGCCTTTCTTGCGGCGCGTGCCGCCTTCCACTTGCGGCAACAGGTACTTTGCCGGCGCGGTGCCGTTGGTGGCCTCATCACGCAGGAAGACTTCGGCGTACAGCTTGTTCTTGGTGGCCTTGCGGTACTGCGCCGCGTTGACGGTCAGCGGCACCGGGTTATCAAACACCCGCGGCGCTTCCTTCTTCCACGCTTCGCGCACGCCAAAGGCGGTCGCATTGACCGCCTGCATCACCGCAAACGGCAGGTTCTTCTGCTCGATCTCGGTGAAGTGCCGATTGAGCATGTCATCGGCGTCGACTTGGATCTTGATCAGGCTCATGAGGATGCCCCCACTTGCCATGCGCTGCTGTTCCAGAACTTCAGCACTCCAGTCACCCAGCTACTGCCGCTCCACGCTTTCAGCGGCTTGGCCACAAAGGCGCTGCCGTTCCAGTGCTTCAGCAGGCCACCGCTCGACGCCGCTGGTTCGAAATAGGCAGACGGCATGACCAACGCCTCGCGCCAGCCGTACCGGGAACCCTGGACCAAGGCAGGCCGGATCATCCGTGCGCTACCTTTCCACCACCGCGAACCGTGCCGGTGGTGGTGGTGCCTGGAAGCATGACCAGGAACAGGCAGGACTCGTTGGGAATTTCCGAGAGCGGCAGCGCTGCCCAATCAGCGGACCACTGCATGTTGGCAACAGGGCTTGCTATCGACACGCGCTTGCGGGTAGCCGTGACGCCGAGGGCACCCGCCGTGCCCGTGGTGGCCGTAAAGGTCACCGAGTTGACACCGCGGATGTAGAGGCCCGATTTGGCTGCCGGAATCAAGCCATTGAGCGGCAGCATGTACGACGCACGGCGCGTGGCTGCGATGGATGCTGCAGTCAGGTTGCCCGTGCTGCCGTCGCTGTAGGTCACGTTGACGGTGATGGTGGTCGCGGTGGATCCCGTGTCCGCTGACCACTCAAGCCACCATTGCACGTCGGAATAGTTCGGGTCACCGATGCGCTCTGCCAGGTTGTTCGACGCAAGGTGAGTTTCCAGATCAAGCGGCAAGTTGGTGGTTTGCGCGGTGGCCACGTTGCCTACCAGGCTGCCGGTGTCGATCAGTCGGTCATGGATCTCGATGCTGGTTGCGCTGTTGGACGTAACCGCCTCGAGGTAACCGATGTATGAGGTGGCCGGTGCAGTCTGCTGCGTGAAGTTCATGGCGCCCGTCAGCGCGTTGGTGCAGATGCGCAACGTAGTGGGCGCGGCGCCCTGCCCTGGCTGACCAGTAGCGCGCCAGAGGCTGTGGAACTGGCCCACGGCAACGTTCGAAAGGCTGGCTTTGTCGATCACCAGGCGGCTGGAGTTGTTCGCCAAGGCGTTGACCAAATTGTCGAGGCTGGTAATGGTCATCAGTTCGTATCCAGCCAGAGTTGATTGAGCACGGGTGATTCCGGCGGCGTAGTGCCGACCGTGATCACCGTGCCGGCGGCGCCGGCTGGTCCAGTTGCACCAGCCGCGCCCGTAGCGCCCGCTGCACCAGCCGGACCTTGGATGCCCTGAATCCCTTGAATGCCTTGCGGGCCCTGGTCGCCGGTGTCGCCCTTCGGGCCAACCTCGCCCTGCGGACCGGCCGCGCCGGTTGTTCCGGCCGGCCCGGCGTTGCCCGCAGGGCCCTGGATGCCCGTAGCGCCCGCCGGCCCCTGCGGGCCAACTTCGCCTTGCGGGCCTGCGGCCCCTGTAGCACCCGCAGGACCCGTGTTGCCTATCGGCCCTTGGCTGCCTGTTGCCCCTGCCGGGCCTTGGGGACCCGCGTCGCCTTGTGGCCCGGCTGCGCCGGTGGCACCCGCTGGCCCGGCGGCGCCGACTGGTCCCTGGCTGCCCGTTGCACCTGACGGTCCCTGTGGTCCAACGTCGCCCTGCGCACCGGCGGCTCCGGTAGCGCCGGCAGGGCCAACAGGGCCTTGCGCGCCCACCAGGCCGGACAGCAAACGGAGCACGACTGCCGGACCTGCCGTGCTGGCCATGGATCCATCCTGCATGGCCACCAGTTCGCGGCGGCTCACGACTTGCAGGGCCACGCTGTCCTGTTGCACCTGCAGCGCGATGTTTTCCTGATGCAGGCGAATGCGAAGCGCGCTCATGACGTCACGCCCCACACGATATTGAAGACGAATTTGTCGGTGCGCTGCGGTACGCCATCGGGCCGCGTCAACACGACGTCGGCCACCGCACGCGCCACCGCTGGCCACGCGGCCGTGGTCACGGCGGGCACCAGGATGCGCGCCATGCCCTGCGCCGCGTCTACCCACTGCGCGACGCCCGTGGCCAGCACGTCGCCTACCGCCGTGCCGTTGAACTGCTTGATGTCGCAGTCAATGGTCCAGCCGGTGAAATCCAGCACGCCGTCCTGGTCGACTTCGAGGATCAACGACAGGATGTCCCCAGGCGTAGCGGTGATGTCGGTCTGGATCACGGCGTCACCACCGTGCCTTGCTTCGCAGCGATCGCCTTCAACTTGGCGTTGCCACGCTCGATCGCGGCGCGGCGCTGGGCGGCCACGTCGAAGCACATGGAGATCGGGCCCTCTGCGATTGGCTCCGGGCGCGTGAGTGCGTCGTCGATCGGCACGTACACGCGACGCTCGACCACCTGCACGACGGGCGTGACAGCGCCACCGGCAGGCGGGAGGTCGGGCTTCGCGTTGCGGCCGCACGCGGCCAGTAGTGCGATGGCCAGGAGGATCAGTAGTGCTCGAATGCCGGGCATACCGCCTCCACCTGTTCAAGGGCGCGGGCGCAGTCCGCGACGCGGCTCTGCACCTGGTAGCGCGTGATGAATTCCTTCAGCGTCCGCTCGGCAGCCGCGGTTTCCCGCTCGGCGATGGCCTGCGCCTCAGCGGCCTGCGTGCGCACTTCCGTGGCCTGGTCCTGCGCCAGCTTCAACTCGGCCTGCAACTGGCGGAAGCTCGTGCCATAGGCAGCATTGGCCGCAGCCAGTTCGTCGGCGCGAACCTTCCAGGCTTCGCGCTCGGTGACGGTGCTGCGCTGCGCCGCCTCCGCAGTGGCACGCTCAGCGGTGGCCGTGTCCACCCGCGCAACCTGTACGAACAGGGCGACGGACAACGCGACCACGACCACCAGCAGCACGCCGATCGCGTACAGCAGTGGCTTGACGCTGAGCTTGGCCAGGATGCTCATGATGGAATCAGGCGCCCGCTTGACCGGCTTCGTCAGGCAGGTCCGGCAGTTTGATGCTGGGTAGCCCCTGCCCTTTCAATCGCAGCAGCAGATAGAACCAGCTCATCAGCTGCAACGCCTGGCCGGCTGAAGG